GATGCAAATGCTGTCTATACAAATCATTCGTATTGCTTTTCTTGCAATACACATACCAAAGGAAAATCAACAAATATGGAATTACAAACAATTACTAAAAAAGAAAGTGACTTTATTAAAGGAGATGTTCTCCCTCTTAATAAAAGAAAAATACATTTAAACACTGTACAAAAATATAACTACCAAATTGGTGCATGGTTTGGAAGACCATGTCATATTGCTAATTATTATAATGATAGCAAAGAGTTAGTAGCACAAAAATTAAGATACCCTTCAAAAGATTTTCAATGGATTGGTGAAGCAAAACAATCAGGATTATTTGGACAAGAAGTTTGCAAAGGAAAAGGAAGATACATAACTGTCTGCGAGGGTGAAATTGATGCCCTTACAATGTCACAGATTAACGACAATAAATGGGACGTAGTCTCTATTAAGTCTGGTGCGGCAGGTGCAAAAAAAGATATTCAAAAATCACTCGATTTCTTGGAAGGTTATGAGAACGTAATCTTCATGTATGACCAAGACATACAAGGGCAACAAGCGGCTGTAGAATGTGCTAAACTTCTAACTCCGAATAAAGCCAAGATTGCGTCTCTCCCTTTGAAAGACCCTAATGAGATGTTACTCGCAGGTAGAGCAGAAGAATTAAAACAAGCTATGTGGAATGCAAAACCATATAGACCAGATGGAATTGTACTTGGTACTGAAATCTTTGACGACATAATGAAAGAAGATACTTATGTTACTGCACAATATCCATTTAAAACTATTAATATTAAAACACATGGACTACGAAAAGGTGAGTTAACAACTATAACCGCAGGTACAGGTGTAGGTAAATCATCTTTCTGTCGTCATGTAGCACTAGATTTATTAAAACAAGGTTTTGGTGTTGGCTACATAGCACTAGAAGAAAGTATTAAACGTAGTGCATTAGGTATTATGGGTGTCCACCTAAAGAAACCTTTGCATTTAACTAGAGAAGGAATAAGTGAACAACAACTTCAGGAGACTTTTAAATCAACTGTTGGTAATGGGAATTTTTATTTATATAACCACTTTGGCAGTACAATCGCTGACAACTTATTAAATAAGATAAGATATTTAGCAAAATCATGTGAAGTAGACTTTGTAGTATTAGACCATTTACACATGGCTTTATCTGCATTGGGTGATGAACATACAAGTGATGAAAGAAAACTTATTGATTACTTTGTAAGTAAATTAAGAACATTAGTAGAAGAAACAGGTATTGGTTTAATATTAGTTTCACATCTTCGTAGGTCAGAAGGAGACAAAGGTTTTGAAGATGGAAAAGATGTTACCATGAATAGTTTAAGAGGTAGTGCCAGTATTGGTCAACTATCAGATTTAATTTTATCTTTATCTAGGGACATAAAATCAGAAAAGAAATTAGCAAAAATTACAATTCTTAAAAACCGCTTTTCAGGTGAGACAGGCAATGCAGGTACATTATTATATGATTTAACTACTGGTTGTTTGTCTGAAACTACTGAAGATGTTTTAGATGACTACTAAAAAATCTCCTCTTCAAATGAGAAGAGAAGCAATTAGTTGGACTGCTTATGTACTTCAAGCAGTAGATAAAGCAAAAAAAACAAAAGACCTTGTATTTTTAGATGTTGGTAAAACTAATACTGCCTTCATCTTACAAGACGCATTAACAACAATGGCATTACAAGGAGAAGATGCGGCTTGGAATGTAGAAGTAAGGCTACACACGTTACATTAATTATGAAAAATAAAATAAGTGAACCAATTATTGTTGGTAACAAAAAATATTACAAATACAAAATTATTTGGGAAGATATTGTTGGCGATAGCACATTAGCTACACAAAATGATTTTTTAAAAATGTCTTGTGCTGATGTTCAAACAGAATGTTGGATATTTGAGAAGACTTCCAACTATGTTTATTCATTTGCAAGTTATTGCATTGAAAATGATAGCATAGAATTTGGTGATAGAAATATTTACCCAAGAAGCGTCATTAAGAAAATGGTTAGAATATAATGCGATATATATTTGACATTGAGACAGATGGATTTTTACATAACTGTACAAAAGTACACTGTATTGTACTTAAAGATATAGACAGTGGTGAAATACTTACATTAGATAATGAGAGTGCTATTAAAAAATTAGAAGAAGCTGATTTAATAGTAGGACACAATATTATTAAGTTTGATATTCCAGTATTAGAGAAATTATATAACTTTGATTTTAGACAAAAAATTTTTGACACTTTAGTAGGAACAAGATTACTTTATGCAGACATTAAGGATAAAGACTTTTCAATTAAGGATTTTCCTAAAGATTGTATAGGTAAACACTCATTAAAAGCATGGGGTAATAGAATAGGTGAGTACAAAGAACAAATAGATACTGACTTTCAAACTTTTACACCAGAATTGTTAGAGTATTGTAAGCAAGATACAGAGGTAACTTATAAATTATATAAAGTAATAGAAGAAAAAGGTTACTCACAAGAAGCTATGGATTTAGAACATGAAGTAGCACAATTAATATTTAAACAAGAACAGTATGGATTTAGTTTTAATAGAGTTAAAGCTGAAGAGTTATATATTAAATTAAAAGCTAGAAGTGTAGAGCTAGAAGAAGATTTACAAAAAGTATTTAAACCTATTGTAAAAGAAAGATGGTCTACAAAAACAGGTAAGAGATTAAAAGATTTAGTTATAGTATTTAATCCTAGTTCACGTCATCACATAGCCGAAAGATTAAAAGAAAAATATGGGTGGGACGCACAGGAATTTACATCAGATGGTAAAGCAAAGTTAGATGATAAAATATTATCTCAATTAGAATATCCTGAAGCTAAAATATTAGCTGAACACTTTTTATTAAATAAAAGAATTGCACAAATAGCTACTGGTTCACAGGCTTGGTTAAAACATGAACGCAATGGTAAGATACATGGCACATGTAATACTAACTCTTGTGTAACACAAAGAGCTAGTCATTCTTTTCCAAATTTAGGACAGGTTGTTAGTACGTCTGCACCTTATGGTAAAGAGTGTAGAGAATTATTTACAGTACCAGAGGGTAAAAGATTAGTTGGTATTGATGTAAGTTCATTAGAAGTAATGATGCTCTGTCATTTTATGTCAAAGTTTGACAATGGTGAGTACACTAAAGTTGCACTTGAAGGAGACATACACACAGAGACACAGAAATTAGCAGGGTTAGATAGCAGAGACCTTGCAAAGCGTTTTTACTATTGCTTTTTATATGGTGGAAGTGTGAAAAAGATTTCAGAAGTAATAGGAAAACCTTTTAAAGAAGCAGGAAAGATTAAGAAAAGATTTTTAAATAATTTACCTGCATTACATAAGCTAATTGAAGCTGTTAAGATTGCGTCTGAACGTGGTTTTATTAAAGGTTTAGATAAAAGAGAGATTAAAGTTAGGAACAGCTATGCTTCTCTCAATACACTTTTGCAATCTAGTGGAGCAATTTTATGTAAGAGATGGCTAGTAGAATTTAATAAAGAAATTAAAAAATTTAATAATGCACAACAAGTTGTATGGGTACATGATGAAATACAAGTTGAGTGTGATGCAAAAGACGCTGATGCTATTGGTAAGATAGCAGTAGATTGTATTAGACGAGCAGGTGAACACTACAAATTAAGAGTTCCTCTAACAGGAGAATACAAAGTCTCAACTGATTGGAGTGGAACACATTAATGTATAATAAAAAATTTGACCTTGACCTGAAGTATGGTCTGGAAAGAGAAAAGCGTTTAGCTTCTATACTTGATAAAGATAAATCTAAAATAGAAGTTAAGACAGAAAGAGACTGGTGGTTTAAGACTGGAAACATTGCCATTGAAATGGAATGTAATGGTAAACCTTCAGGTGTCATGGCTACAAAGTCTGACTACTGGGTACATATCCTAGCAGAAGGAGATAAAGATTATTGTAGATTAATCTTTGACACAAAGACAATCAAAAGATTGGCAAAGAAATATATCCGCACATTAAAAGCAGGTGGTGATGGCTTTAGAAGTAAGTTTGTTCTCATACCTTTAGCCGAAATATTTTTGCCAAAAAATTTAACCAAATCTATGCAACAAAGGATAGTAAAATAAATGTATAAGAAAAAGAAAGTTCTCATTATAGATGGAGACATACTTGCTTATCAAATAGCAACTAACAATGAGATAGAAACACACTGGGGTGATGGCTTATGGACATTACATTCAGATGAGAAGAGTTGTAAAGGTCAGCTTGATTTAGTTATTGAGGATTTAGGTGCTAACTTATCAGCAGATGATTATGTTGTAGCATTAACAGATAAGAATAATTTTCGTAAAGATGTTCTTCCTTCATACAAATCAAACAGAAATGCTAAACGTAAACCATTAGTTTTAAAAGCTATGCGTGAATACATTATGGAAAAACATAATGGTGTCATGTGGAATAATTTAGAAGCAGATGATGTCATGGGTATTATGGCAACTGAACCTGCAACTACTGAAGAGAGAGTTCTTGTTAGTATTGATAAAGATATGCGTACAATTCCATGTACTCTTTCTAATGATGGTAGTTCAACTGAAGAGATACCAGAGAAAATAGCTAACTATAATTTTATGCTTCAAGTTTTAACAGGAGATAAAGTTGATGGTTATGATGGTATTGAAGGAGTAGGTATTAAGACTGCTGAAAAATTAATTAAGAAATATACTAACGTGAGACTTCCTGATTTATGGAAGATAGTTAAAGGTATCTATAAAGAAAAAGGGTACACAGAGAAGGAAGCACTACAACAGGCTAGGGTCGCACACATTTTAAGACATGGTGAATACAATAAGAAGACAGGGAAGGTTAAATTATGGAAGATTTAATTAAAGAACCACCTCACTATGCTAACAATAAAATAGAACCTATTGATTATATTATTTCTAACAAGTTAGATTTTTGTGAAGGTAATGTAGTTAAATATATTACTCGTTACAAACGCAAAGGTGGAATAGATGACCTTAAAAAATGTAAACAATACATACAATTTATCATAGATAAGTATGAGGTTTAATGCTTGAACATAAGCACATTTTAATTAGAGCAACTGTTAAGCGTCCACCTATGCAGATAGATACAATTAAACAATGGGTAAGAAATTTAGTTGAAAAACTAAACATGAAACCATTGGGTGAAACTGTAGCTGTCTATGTAGACAAGAAAGGTAACAGAGGATTAACTTGCTTACAAGCTATTGAAACATCACACATAGCTTTACATTCATGGGACGAAGATAGTCCTGCGGTAATACAATTAGATGTCTACACTTGTAGTCATTTAAATAAACACGTTGTGTTTAATGCACTAGAAAAATTTGAACCAATAAACATTAATTACTTAACATTAGATAGAGAAAGGTACTTGGAAATAAAACACTTATGATAGATTATGATAGAGATGAATTGCTTACTGACTTTGGTAAGACTACTTTAAAAGATAGGTATTTATTACCAGACGAGACTTCACCGCAAGATGGATTTATGAGAGCCGCTAAAGCATTTTCTGATAATGACGAGATGGCAGAACGTATTTATAATTACGCTTCTAAATTATGGTTTATGTTTTCCACGCCTATTTTATCTAATGGTGGAACATCAAGAGGTATGCCTATCTCTTGTTTTTTAAATTATGTTGGTGATAGTAGAGAAGGATTAACAGGACACTACACAGAGAATGCTTGGTTAGCATCTATCGGTGGTGGTATCGGTGGCTATTGGGGTCATGTTAGAAGTGATGGTGTTGCAACATCTGGTGGTTCACAATCATCAGGTTCAATTCCATTTCTACATGTTGTTGATAGTGAGATAATGGCATTCTCACAAGGTAAAACTAGACGTGGAAGTTATGCGGCTTACATGGATATATCACACCCAGAGATTATAGAATTTTTAGAAATGCGTAAACCTAGTGGTGGAGACATACATAGAAAATGTCTTAACTTACATCACGCTGTAAATATTTCAGATGAGTTTATGCAATTAATTGAGAAGTGTATTGCTGAACCTACTTATGATGACAGTTGGGATTTAATAGACCCACATACTAATGAAGTTGTACGAACTGTATCAGCAAGAGATTTGTGGCAAAAGATTTTAGAGATAAGAGTTGCTACTGGTGAGCCTTACGTTTCATTTATAGATACTATCTATGAAGGAATGCCTGAAACACAAAAGAAATTAGGATTAAATGTACATCATTCTAACTTATGTACAGAGATAACATTACCTACTGATGAACATAGAACAGCAGTGTGTTGTTTGTCTTCAGTTAATTTAGAAAAGTTTGATGAATGGAAAAATAACAATTTATTTATATCTGATTTAGTTAGATTTTTAGATAACGCTTTAACTTATTTTATTGACCATGCACCTGATAGTGTATTCAGAGCAAAGTTTAGTGCGGCTAATGAAAGAAGTATTGGGCTAGGAGCTATGGGTTTCCACGCTTACTTACAATCTAAAGGTATTCCTTTTGAAGGTGCGTTAGCTAAATCAATGAATTTAAAAATATTTAAACACATTAAAGAACAAGCAGTAGCAGAGAGTAAAAGACTTGCTGTTAAAAGAGGCGAAGCTCCTGATATGGAAGGCACTGGTATGAGGAATGCACACTTGTTAGCAATAGCACCTAATGCTTCTTCTTCTATTATTTGTGGTACTACTTCTCCATCAATAGAACCTTTTAGAGCAAATGCTTATGTACAAAAAACAATGTCAGGTTCTTTTTTAGTTAAGAATAAATATTTAGAAAAACTATTAGAAAAGAAAGGTATTAATACAGAGAAAACTTGGACATCTATACTTGCAAACAGAGGTTCAGTATTACATTTAAAAGAATTATCTGATTATGAAAAAGATACTTTTAAAACAGCTATAGAAATTAATCAACAATGGGTAATAGACCATGCGTCTGACCGACAAAAATATATTTGTCAGGCACAATCAGTAAATGTTTTTGTACCTGCTGATGTTAATGTGAAAGAGCTACATGACATACACATGTTGGCTTGGAAACGAAAACTTAAAACTTTGTACTATTGTAGAAGTGAAGCTATTAAACGTGCAGAGTTATTATCAAAGAAAATAGAAAGAACAATCATACCAGAAGCAGATTGTTTAGCTTGTGAGTAATGGGTTGGTTTGAAAAAGTATTTAATAATTTTAATACTGCTGACAGGTTGTTCGCATATTAACGACAAATTTAATCCTACAACTACTTTACTAAAACAAATAATTAAAGGAACAAATAAATGAAAACAATACCAGATATTATAGATGATATTAAAAAAATATGGAAAAGATTTGAAGTGTGGTCTCTCTATAATAGAGAATACATAGTAGGGTTTATTTTAGGATTTATTGTAGGTGCAATAATACTATGACCTACAGTTCACTATTTGATGACATAGACAAGCCACGAAAGAAACGAAGAAGACGTAAGAAAGTAGAAAAACAATCAGTGCTATGGACTGTTTATCATACAGTTCTAGCAGTTGAGTTATTAATAATAATTATAATAGAAGGAATAGAGTTGTTAAGATGAGCTTATTTAAAACTAGAGCATACTACAAACCATTTGATTATGAATGGGCTTTTGAAGCATACGATATGCAACAGAAAATGCACTGGTTGCCATCTGAAGTTCCTTTACATGAAGACGTAAGAGATTGGAATGAAAGATTATCTGAACCTGAAAAAAATTTAATAGGTCAAATATTAAAATTCTTTACACAAGGTGATGTAGATATAGCACAAGCATATTTAGATAAATACATTCCAATGTTTAAACCACCTGAAGTTAGAATGATGTTATCAGCGATAGCTTCTAGCGAGGCTAACCATGCACATAGTTATTCATTATTAAATGATACGATTGGTTTACCAGATAAAGAGTACCAAGCCTTCCATGAATATAAAGAAATGGCTAACAAACATGAGTATCTTTTTAAATCTAAAGGAAAAGGTATAGAAGGATTAGCTAGAGAGATAGCTTGTTTTTCTGCATTTGGTGAAGGACTACAACTGTTTGCATCTTTTGCAATGTTACTTAACTTCCAAAGATATGGAAGAATGAAGGGAATGTGTCAGATAGTTACTTGGAGTATTAGAGATGAGACACACCATGTTGAAAGCATGATTAAATTGTTCCATCAATTAATAAAAGAAAACCCAAATATTTGGACAGAAAAATTTAAAGCAAGTATTTATCAAACAGCTAGAGATATGGTTGACCTTGAAGATAAATTTATTGATTTAGCTTTTGATATGGGTGGTATTAGAGGATTAAAAGCAGAAGAAGTTAAAAAATATATTAGATATATTGCGGATAGAAGATTACTACAGCTATCTTTAAAACCTAATTATAAAGTAAAAGATAATCCATTAGGTTGGTTAGAGTGGGTACTTAATGGTGTAGAACATGCTAATTTCTTTGAAAACAGAGCAACAGAATATAACAAAGGTACTGTAACAGGTAATCTTTGGGACTAAACCTGCACTTTTAGATGAAAAACATTGACGAAGATTTGGTATTACCTGAAAAGGTAAATGACCTAGTCAAACTATTAAACGAAGTTTACCCAGAAAAATCACCTGAATTATCTGATGATACTAAAACTATATATTTTAAAGCAGGTCAAAGAGATGTGGTAAAATTTATAAATACATTAAAAGAAAGGGCTGAAAAATAATATGTGCATGTCAAGACCTAAAGTTCCTGAACCGCCTAAAGCACCACCTATGCCAGTTAATACTTCCCAACAAGTTGGCGAAGAAACTGCACCAGAGTTGGTTACTGCTAATGAACAGGACTTAAACATTAAAAAGAAGAAGAAAATAAAATCAGGCACAAGTGCTGTAAATACTTCTTCAGGTTTAAACATATCTACAAGTGGTGGAACAAACACACCATAATAAATAGATGGAATACACAGGTGAATTAACTAAACAACAAACAGCAAAACAACGATATAATAAGTTAATCACTAATAGAGAACATTTTTTAGACAGAGCAGAAGAGTGTAGTGAGCTAACAATTCCTGCTTTAATTAAGCCTGATGGTTTCACATCATCAAGCGATTTATACAATCCCTTCCAATCAGTTGGTGCTAGAGGTGTCAACAATTTAGCAAGTAAACTTCTTTTACTATTGCTTCCCCCAAATTCCCCATTTTTTAGACTATCCATAGCAGGAGACGCTAAAAAAGAACTAGAACAAAATAAAGAAATGAAGACTGACATAGAGAAATCTTTGTCTGTAATTGAAAAAGAAGTATCAAATAAAATTGAACAACTTGCTTTAAGAGTATCAGTGTTTGAAGCCTTAAAACATTTAATAGTTGGTGGAAATGTACTTACTTATTTACCTAAAAAAGGTTCAATGAGAGTATTTCCTTTATCTCAATATGTAGTTAGAAGAGATGCTTCAGGAAACGTACTAGAAATAATTATAAAAGAATTAACTACTGTTTTATCTTTAGGAAAAGAAATAGCGGCACAAGTTATTTCAGACCCAGACTATAAAGAAGATGAAGATGTAGAAGTTTATACACATATTTATAAACTAGATGACAATGATTTTTATGTATGTCAGGAAGTTAATGGAATTAAAATACCAGAAAGTATAGGTAAATTTAAAAAAGAAAGAATGCCTTATCAAGCATTAAGAATGGTAAGAGTAGATAATGAAGACTATGGAAGAGGGTATGTTGAAGAATTTTTAGGTGATTTAAAATCACTAGAAGGATTATCACAAGCACTTGTAGAAAGTGCGGCGGCTTCATCAAAAGTAGTATTTATGGTAAGACCTAATTCTGTTACTAGAAAGAAAGATTTATCATTAACAAGAAATGGTGATATTATTACTGGAAGTGCTGAAGATGTAACAGTATTACAAGCACAAAAACAATATGATTTACAAGTAGTAGAAAAATCTATTGCTAAATTAGAAGAGAGAATGTCTTATGCTTTCTTATTACACACAGCAATTCAAAGAGACGCTGAAAGAGTAACAGCACAAGAAATTAGATACATGGCTGAACAATTAGAAACAGCTATGGGTGGTATATATTCATTATTATCACAAGAGTTTCAACTTCCATTAGTAGCAATACTTATGAAAAGAATGGAACAAGCTGATGAAATTCCAACATTACCTAAAGGAACAGTACAGCCTACTATTATTACTGGTATTGAAGCATTAGGTAGAGGAAATGATTTACAAAAATTAAGAGAATTTGTTGCAGAGATAGGAAATCTTGCACAGATAAATCCGCAAGTTGTTCAGGCTTTAAATCCTGATGATTTAATTAAAAGAATAGCTATTGGTCTAGGAATAGATACTGATGGTCTTCTTAAATCACCAGAACAATTAGCCCAAGAAGCGGAAGCACAAGCAGAACAAATGGAACAACAACAAGCAATGCAGTTGGCAGAGAAGGCGGTTGCACCAGTTGCTAATAATTTGTCTAAACCGCAATAATTAAGGAAACAATATGGTAGAACAAGTAACAATAAATAAAGAAGCAGAAACTACTAGCGAAAAGCCAGTAGAGGAGAAGTCCACACAAAGTAAACCTGAAGGCTTACCTGAAAAATTCAACAGTGTTGAAGATTTAGCAAAGTCATATTCAGAGTTAGAAAAGAAACTTGGTGAACAAACTCCAAAAGAAGAAGTAGACCCAACAAGTAAGGCTACTTTAAAAGAAGATGCACCTAAAGAACAAAAAGGTGAATTAGATATTGCTGAAAAAGCAGTGGCTAGTGCAGGTTTAAATATGGAAAATCTGTCAAATGAATATGCTGAAAAAGGTGAGCTAGATGCAAAATCTTATGAAGCATTAGAAAAAGCAGGAATACCTAAAGATTATGTTAACCAGTTTATTGAAGGTCAAAAAGCAATAGGCGAAAAACAAACTAATACAGTTAAGGATTTAGTTGGTGGTAATGATGCTTATTCTGAAATGGCAAACTGGGCGGCTGATAATTTAACAGACGCAGAGAAAACAGCTTATAATACAGCAGTAAATTCTAAAGATTTAGAAACAGCGAAGTTAGCTGTTGTTGGATTAAAAGCAAAGTTTGAAAAAGCTAATGGTACAGAACCTAGTTTATTAGAAGGTAAATCTGCACCATCAGGAGAGACAGGTTATAAATCTTGGGCTGAAGTTACTAGAGCTATGTCTGATGATAGATACCAAAAAGACCCTGCTTATCAAGCAATGGTAAAAGATAAACTATCTAAATCGGAGTTATAATATGTGGTTACTAGCATTAAGAAAATTATATGACGCAGAGGTTGCTGAAAGTACAGCTATCATTGACACGTTTTTACAAAATTCTGTCGGTGTAGCTGACCATGATAAATTTATTATAACTTTAAAAACACAGTTTGATAAATTAGTTCAAGCTAAATTAGCTATATCTGAAATAGATAAACTAACAGAAGTATCAATGAAGAAAGGTAAAGATGAAAAAGTACAAGACAAAACCAAAAACTAAACCAAAAGTAAAACCTAAAAAGAAAAAATAAATATGTGTATGGGTGGTTCAGACAACAGTAGTGCTATTAGTCTCGCTAAAGATAATTTACAAAGTGTAAAACTAAATAAACTTAAAGCGGCTATTGATAGTGATGTAGCTACTGAAGCTCAAAAAGAAGAATATGCAAAATTAACAGAAACAAAACAATAAACATAGTTGTGCAACGCTTATGCGTGGCAACTGCCAATACAATTTAGCCAAATAACTTGACCTACTGCGGTAGACAATCTTGACTAAATAACTGAATTGAAGAGGCTTTTATTAACAATAACAAAAAGGAGACACTAACATGTCAAACGCAAGTCCAGTTAAATTCGGAAATGCTAATAGTGGTGGAACTCGTGATGACGCATTGTTTTTAAAAGTATTCGCAGGTGAAGTAATTACTTCATTTGATAGAGCTTCAAAAACAGCAGGTGCAGATATGGTAAGAAGTATCTCATCTGGTAAGTCAGCAACTTTTCCTGTTATGGGAAGAATTGGTGCGGAGTATCATGCAGTTGGAGCTGAAATATTAGGTTCTGCAGTTAACTCAAACGAAAAGGTTATTACAATTAATGACCTTTTAATATCTTCTGTATTCATTTCGAATATCGAAGAAGCTAAATCGCATTGGGACGTAAGAAGTGCGTACTCTACTGAAATGGGTAGAGCATTATCTTTCCAAAAAGATAAACACATCTTACAAACAATCGGTCTAGCATCACTAGCTTCTGCTAGTGTTACAGGCGGAGACGCTACAACTAACGTAGTAAACACAGGCATTGCTTCTGCTACAGATGCAACTGCGGCTAATGCAATGATTGATGCAATCTTTGCGGCGGCTAAAGAGCTTGATGCAAACTACGTTCCTTCAGAAGGCAGAAAATGCTTTATGAGACTAGAAGAATACTACAAATTAGCGAATGCTACTAATGCAGTCAATGTTGACTTCACAGGTGGTGCTAATGGTGGTGTGGCTTCTGGAAAAGTGATGAAAATTGCAGGTATTGAATTAGTACCTGTTCCTCACTTTGTAGACAGTAACGTAACAGCAGTACCAGATAAAGGTTCAGCAACTAATGGTGGTTCATTCCCACAAGCTGTTAACCTTTCTAACTTTGTTGCTCTTGTATCTCACCCTTCAGCAGTAGGAACTGTTAAGCTAATGGATTTAGCTGTTGAAAAGGAATACGACATAAGAAGACAAGGTACGTTAATGGTAGCTAAATACAGCATGGGTCATGGTGTATTAAGACCAGAAGCGGCAGTCGGTATTAAAGAAGCGGCGTAATAACCCTTCTTACTTACATTGGGCGGCACATTATTTTAACCGCCGCCCAGTGTTCAAACAAAATTTAATACAAAGGCACAGATGACAACACAAATTACACCCACAAGTGAACTACAAGCTGTAAACATAATGCTCTCTACAATCGGAGAAGCACCAGTAAACAGTATTACTGGAACTACTACAGTTGATGTAGGTACAGCAAAAAATATTTTAAATGAAACATCTATGTCCATTCAATCACAAGGGTGGAATTTTAATACACATGTTAACTACTCATCTTTAACTTTAGATAGTAACAATAAAGTTCCCCTTCCTTCAAACTGCGTTAAAGTAGACGCAAATTCCCAACACAGATATTTAAACTACACATTAAGAGATGGATTTCTATATGATATGGAAAACCATACAGATGTCTTTACTTCAGCTCCTTCTTCAGTTGATATGGTTTTAGTACAACAATTTGAACATTTACCAGAATACGCTAGACAATATATTACAATGAAAGCGGCTAGAAGATTTGCGGCTAGATTTGTTGGTGATAAAGAGATAACACAATTAATTGGTCAAGATGAACAAGAAGCATTAATGGCTTTTCATCAAGCAGATAGCCAAGAGAGTGATGTAAACATACTTGATGGCGACAGTAATACATTTTCTATAATACACAGACCTACTAGAAGGAATTGGTAACTATGGGTGCAGTTGTTTCCCAATCTATTCCTAACTTTTTGAATGGAATGTCTCAACAGACACCTACTCAAAGAGGCATAAATCAAGGAGAAGACCAAGTTAATTTACAGAATGGATTAGTAGATGGTCTATCAAAAAGACCACCTTTAGAGTATGTAGCAACATTAGATGCTTCAAATATATACACTAATAAAACAAAATTTTGGTCAATACAAAGAGATGCTAGTAACCAATACATTGTAGCATTATACAATGGTGGTATTAAAGTATTTGATTTAGAAGGTAATTCAAAAACTGTTACTATACAAAGTGGTTCAAGTTATTTAACTTCAACTAATCCTAAAGAACATTTTAAATTAGTTAATATTGCAGATTATACTTTTCTAGCAAATACACAAACTACTGTAACTGCTGACAGCACAACGTCTGCGGCTAAAGTAGAAGAATTTTTAATTGTTTGTAAATTAACAAATTATGGTAGGGAATATAAAGTAGCATTAAATCACCCTAACATGTCTTATGAACATGAAGTAGTGTTTCAATTACCTTCTGGTAATGATGCTTCTACTGATAGTAAATTTAGAGATACAAACAAAATTACAGATATATTATTAAATGGTACATCTAGTTCACACTGGGACAGTAACGCTAATGGTATTGGATTTAAAACTATTAGAACAGATACAGGTGCAACTTTATCTAGTTCACAAGGATTAGCAAATTATTCAGGTATATCATCTCATTTTGCATTTGAAGCATTTGATAGTGTTATTTATGGAAAACCTACAGGTACAGTTTCATCACCAAACACACTAGCTGATTATACAATAAGTTCATCAGATGGTTCTGGTAATACAGCTATGTATGCTATCAGAGATGAAATACAAGATTTTAGTAAATTACCTTTTTATGGAAAGAAAGATGTAATTATAAAAGTAACTGGTGAAGAAGGAGATACCTTATCAGATTATTATGTTAAATTTACTGGTAAATCTGGTGTATGGAATGAAACTATAGCACCTGCAACTTCTGTAGGTTTAAATAATTCTACAATGCCACACGCATTGATTAACAATAATAATGGTACATTTACTTTTAAAGAATTAGATTGGACTGACAGAGTTTGTGGAGATAGTGAAACTAACCCAGACCCAACTTTTGTTGGTAAAAAAATTAATAACCTTACTTTTTACAAAAATAGATTAGGTATATTATCAGGAGAAAATTTAGTATTAACAGAGAATGCGTCTTTCTTTAATTATTTTGCAACTACATCTACACAAGTTTTAGATACTGACGCTATTGATATAGCGGCTTCAGGTACACAAGTTAATACACTTAAAAATTCTGTAGGATTTAATGAAAGTTTATTATTATTTTCTGATACAGCACAATATAAATTAGATAGTTCAGGTGAAAGTATATCACCTACAACAGCTATACTTAATGAAGTATCTTCATTTGAACATGATGATAAAGTAACACCAGTTTCAGCAGGTAAGTTTGCTTACTTTGCACAAGCTAGAACAAACAATACAGCAATAAGAGAATACTTTGCTGATGATGACACATTAACAAATGATGGGTTGGATATAAGTGTATCAGTACAAAATTTAATTCCATCTAATACTTATCAAATTGTAAGTAATACAACAGAAGACACATTAGTATTTTTATCTTCTGATACAGCAGACACACAGACTGCACCATATTCAGGCACAGCTTCAGCTACAAATGCTAGTACAATGGTTATTTATAAGTATTTCTTTGATGGTGGAGAGAAAGTACAAAATGCGTGGTCTAAATGGACATTTACAGGAGTTAAAATTATTGGTGTTAGGTCTTTAGAAAGTCATCTTTATGTATTAGCTTCTGAAGGTACTACTACAAAATTATTTAAAATAGATTTAAGAAATTTAAAAGATACTACTATAGGTCATGGAGTTTATCTTGACCTTAAAACTTCAGTTACAGGAACGTATGATGCCGCAACAGGTTTAACTACGTTTACATCACCTTATGGTGCAAAAACTGGATTATTAGCTGTAGATAGAACTGATGGAAATAACTACACAGCTACAAATACAAGTGGGTCTACTTACACAATAAAAGGTAATCACACTTCATTATACATTGGTGTACCTTATGAAAGTAAATATAGATTATCTACACCATATATTAGAGAAAACACTGGTAGAGGGTTAATAGCTATTACTACTGGTAGATTTCAAATTAGAAATATATTATTTAATTTTGAAAACAGTGGGTTTTTCCAAGTAGAAGTAACACCTACAAATAGAAATAAATCAACTTCAATAATGAATGGTTATGTTATTGGTACAGCATCTTCAATTATTGGACAACCTGCTATAGCTTCAGGAACATTAAGAGTTCCAATACAAGCACAAAATACAGAATTTGTGTGTGATATTAAATCATCATCACATTTACCTATGTATGTCGCAGGTGCAGAAGTTGAAGGTTATTATCATAACAGAGCAAATAGGATTTAATGATTAAAGAGAATTATGTACGTCCTGCTATATTAGCGGACAGTTTAGAATTAGCACCTAAAATAAGAATAGGTGATAGAAAAGAAATTATGGCTTCAGATGGTTGTTCACCATTAGAAGCATTAGTAACACCTTTTACACAAGATAATGCTAAAATATATACTATTGTTGGCACTAAAGATGAAGGTGTTATTGGTATGTTCGGTTCTACTCCAACAAAATTAGAAGAGTATGGAGTGGTTTGGCTACTATCAAGTGAACAGTTATTTAAACATATAAAACAGTTTATTAAAGAATGTCCTTATTGGGTAGCACAGATGAGTAAAGATTATAAATATGTTTATAATTTTGTAGATGAGAGAAATTGGAAAAGTTTAAAATGGTTACAATTTTTAGGATTTGAACCAAAAGAAAAACTAGACAACTTTGGTGTCGGTAAGATGCCATTTTTATTAATGATGAAAGAGGTAAATAATTAATGTGTAATGTTGGTGCGGCTATACAAGTCGCTAGTTTAGTTCATGGTTACAGAGAAAAGAAAGCACAAAACAAAGCTATCAGAAGAGACAATGAAACTTCACGAAGGCATTTTGATAAAGGTTATTTAGCTGACATGAATAAGATTGACCAAGAGAAAGTTAATGCAGATAAAGAAAAAACTAAAGCAGAAATTAAATCTAAAGCAGAAAAGAATTTGGAAGTATCTCAAAATCTAAATTTAGGTTTTGGTAATAGTACAAAAATAGTCCAATCAATCGGATATTTATTTGATGAAGATTGGGTTGCTATTACCAGTGATTACGACAAAGATGTTCAAACATTCAAAGTTCAACAATCAGAAGCGTATGCAAATCTTCATAAAAACTATAACAGTTTAACTACTCCAATAGAACCTTCAAGAACTGGATTAGCGTTAGAAATTGCGGCTGTTTCTTATGACGCTTATCAAGGCAATCAAACAAAAAAGAAAGCTAAACAAACATAATGGCTACATATAAAAAACAAGCAACCCAAAAATACTATGGTTTAGGGAGTGCAGGAAAAGTTTACACAAATACACAATCAGATGGTTTAGCTAAATCATTATCTAATGCAGGTTATTTAATAAATCAAGGTGAAGATAAAAGAATTGATAGAGAAAAAGATGAAGCTATTGCTAAAATTGATGAGTTATATGCTTCAGGTAAAACCTTTGAAGAAATACAAGCAGAGATACTAGAAAACAAACACCCAGATTTAACTGGTAAATATATTGAAGCAACTACAAATTATCATGCAGGTAAAGTTAAAGCGGCTGAAGTTATTAAAGAAATAGAAGCTAATAAACATGAATATGATTACAGAGACAGTTCACATTCATTAGCAAGTTTCTATGAAAAATATTTACCTAAATTTGAAAACATGGATAAATCTACAATTTTAGGATTTTCTAAAACATTCAATGTTTATAAATCACAAGAAGCAGTGAGAGATGCGGAAAATAGAAGTGCATGGGCTTCAGAAGTTAAAATATCAGAAGGTGTAACTCTTATTGAAGCATTACCAACTAATATGATTGCGGCTGAATTAGGTAATACAATTAAAGATATGCAAACATTTGTACCTAATACAAATGGCTCATCTAAACCTAATCACTTATATACTAACACAGAAACACTAGCTGTCTTGTTAAGAAGTGTTAATAAAATTATTGCTGAAGCAGAAACAGAAGCAGATTTAGATAGAGCAGAAGCTATATTAAATGCTGATTTAGGATTTGGTCAAGATGGTACTAAATTAAAATCACTAGGTTCAAGAAACCATAAAGAAATACTTAAAGCTAAAGAAGATTTATTAAAGAAAAGAAGGTCATTAATAATTAATGATAGACAAGAAAAAGCATATAAAGATGAAGAAAAGATTAAAGAATTAAATGCTTCTATATTTGAAGAAGTAGAAGTAGGAGCAACTGCTGATGGTGAAGTAATAACTAGACCTAAAAATCACAAAGAGTTAATGGAAATAAGAGACAAGATAGAAGAATTTGGTGTACTTTCTTATGTTGCTAATTTTGATAGAGCAATAGATGAAAACGCATACATTGACACTGACCCTGCTGTATACGACCAGTTAGTAGCTGATATATTTGATGGTAAATACGCTACACAAGATGAAGTAGCAGATGCTTTAGTAGCATTAAATCTTGACCCTAAATTATTAGCACCAACATTAAGATTATTTACGACAGCTAATAAGAAGAAAGGTAATCAACTTCATTTAAGTAATTCTATTTACAAAGAAAGTCTAGTCTATATTGAAAATGCAGTTAGAGGTAACTTTACTAATCAAAAAGGTTTCTTAAAAGAAAATGGTAATAAGGCAATTAGAAATGCACATAACTACATGGTTAAAGAATTAAATAATTGGGAAGCTAGTTTTGTAGAAAAAGAAGGTAGAGAACCTACTGATAAAGAACGTAGCGAATTTATGGAAATGATGGGCGACATAGTTATTAAATACTTCAGTACAGATTATGGTGCTAACCCTACTATGAAAACTATGACAGAATATGAAACTGAAATTAAAGAAGCAGAAGAAGCAAAAGAAATTAAAGATAAAGAATATCTTGATGCAGGTGTTACTGAATTACAAACAAGTGTAGCAGACTTGCTTGTTGATAAGAAATTAGATTTACAGAAAATTAAAGAAGGAGTAGAAAAGATGTTTGACCCTTCCTTTATGGGTTTACCATTGACAGGCGGAGATAGTAGTTGGTTTAAATTTGATAGCACTGATAAAAAAGAGTTTATTGAAAAGAATTTACCAATAGCTCTTTCTAAAATATTTACTGATAACAATATAACTTTAACACCTGAAATGTTTGAAGTTATGACTGAAGAAGATTTTATAATATTAAAAGAAAACATTTCTTCCGCAACAGGTGCATCTACTGAACAAGTAGATTTAGCAATTCAATTAGCAATGAAAGCACAAGGTAATTAATGGCTACATTTTCTACTTCAATAGATAAGGAAATAACAACAAGCACTTATCCTACTGAAGATTTAAAAAAACCAGATAATGCACAATTAGCATTAGATGAAATACAAACTGAAAAATTTTATAACACACTAAAATCTTACTATTCTTATAGAGAAGACGATAATTCATTTAATGATATGAGTAGTGCAGACTTACTAGAATATTTTTATAATGATAGGTCTTGGAGAAATCACAATACTGTCGCTATGGGTATGGACATGGCTAATGTCTTTGGTGAAGATGACCCTGATAGAATAGCAGAGTTTTCTTATATACAACAAACTTATCAAGCACTACCTTCTTGGTGGGACGACCCAAATAGAAGTTTTGGTTCATGGTTAATAGACAATGGGGGTGCTATGTTAGCTGACCCAGTTAACCTTGTAAGTTTAAGAATTGGTGGTGTAGTTGCAGGACAAGCATTTAAACAAGCATTAAGAGTAGCCTTAAAAAATAGAATGGCTAAAGAAATTTCTGAAATTACGATTAAAGAAGCGGCTAAAGAAGCTGAAAAGATGGCTTTAGGTCAAGCAATTAAAAAAGGTGCATTAACTGAAGGTTATATAAATGCAGGTATTACAACTGGTCAAGATATTATGCTACAAAATACTGCTATCAAAGCAGGTATACAAGATGAGTTTAGTTTAAAACAAACTGGTATTAGTACAGCCGCAGGGTTTGGCTTTGGTACTATCTTTGGTGCAGGATTTTCAGCAGGTTCTTTTAAATTAACAACTAGAAATTTAAAAAATAACGCAATCAAAAATCTTAATGATATTCACAAATTTGGTAAAAGTACAACAAACAATGCAAAGCTATTTGATGAACTTACTATTAATCACAAATCTAAAGCGGCAGATAAAAATGCTCCTAAAATTAAAAAAGAACCAAAATCTACAAAAGAATATATTAACGATTTAAGAAAATCACGAATAAAACCAGACGATAAACCGCCTAATAAAATTATTAACATAACTAAATTAAAAAAACCTAGTACAGGTAAAGACAAAAGTTATGAAAGTTTTATTAAATTTAGAATTTCTGAAATAACAGAAAATGTAAAAACTGATTTAGAAAATGGAAGAATAACTAAAGAACAGATGATTGAGGAAGCTGTTGCTTTAGGTATGGATAGAAAAAAATTTACAAAAATGGCTGACGACATGGCTAACTCTCAACAATTTGTTGAAGGGTATGCTACAGTTGTGGCACAAGCTAATGAAATTAAAAGCCTATTTGATGAAATAGGTGCGTTAGCTACTGAATTAAATAGAGTTGATTTATCGCCTAAAGAACAAACAACCTTACTTAATAGAATTGAATATTTAGAAGACATCTTAAATGCAAATGTTATTAGAAAACAAAAAGGTTCAGGCAATGTTGCTAAAATATTTGTAGCACATCAAATAGATGCTGATGGTACAAAAGCCGCAAAACTATTAGTTGACCCTGAAGACACTACAAAAGCAAAACAAAAAATTGGTTCATTTGAAGAGAAAGTTAAATATTGGCAAGAAGTTGGTAAGCTAGGAGATAGAGAACAAATTATAGCGGCACATCAAAAACTTAAAGATTATGACAGATGGGATTTAGCGGCTGAATTTGTTAACAATAACTTATTATCTTCACCAGATACTCACATCTTAAATATTATATCAGGTCTAACACAAACATTTTGGAAACCTTCAGTTCTTTTATTAAGAGGTGCTAATATGCTTCCAACAGATGCAGTAAGAGCTAGACGTATAATGAGAGAAGCATTAGAAACTTTTGTATATCAATTTGCTTACACTGGTTTTGCTTTAAAAAGAGCAGGTAAAACTCTTTGGGAAGGCAGAGCAATCCTTGATAGTAAATTTATGAAACATGATAATAATATCAGACAAGGACAATTACAAAGATGGATAAGTGGCATGGGTAAACTTGCTACTGAACCTTTAGGAACATTAGGAAAAGTTGTACAAAACACTGTTGTAGAACCAACTGCAAGAATAGTAACTTTACCTATGAGAATATTATCAGCAGGTGATGAATTTCTTAAATCTATGTTCTTTCAAGCTAGAATGGCATCAATTATTAATTCTAAAATTATAGATGAAAGCCCAGATTTTAATTTATTAAAAGGTGATGGGTTTAGAAAAAGATACAAAGATAGAGCAAAAGAACTACAAGCAGAATTTATAAACAATGATACAGGAAGAGCTATAGAAATAGGTAATACTGTTCAAGATAGATTAAATGCACCTCTTCATTTTAGTAGAGAAAGTTCATACACTAATCCTGCATCAGAAGTTAACCCATTAACAGGTAAAGAATATGGTGGAATTACAGGCAGAATATTACAAATTACAGGTAAGAATAAATGGACGAGAGCTTTTGGTCTTCACTTTATTAATACACCATCAAACTTATTAAGATGGAATTTTCAACATTTACCTTTTCTAGGTAGATACCAATTTCAAATGAGAAATGCGTTAGCGGAAGCTGACTTACCACCTGTAGGCAAAGACGCAGGTGTCTTTGAAAAGATAACTCGTGCATTTAATAGTAGTAGAATTACAGCACCAATTAGAGGAACTGCAAAGTTTTTAACTAGAGGAAAAATTGGTAATACAAGATATTTAAACCCAGAGGCGGCGGCTGAAGCTAATGCTAGAATACAAATGGGTTGGTTACTATGGACAAGTGCATTTAATATGGTAGGTGCAGGAAAAATTACAGGTGGTGGTTCAAGAGATTGGAGAGAAAATAGAGAAAGAACTAGAAACACTGGTTGGCAACCTTATTCATGGAGAACAGATGATGGAAGATATATTTCTTTAAATAGATTAGACCCATTGTTTACTCCTATGTTTATAGCGGCTGATATAATGGAAGGTCTTAATACTTTCTTAAAAGATACAGATGATTTACCACCAAGTGTTGAAAAACAATATACAGAAGCGGCAATGGCAGGAGTAGCATTATTAACTAGAAACATTACTTCAAAATTTTATACAAAAAATATAATTGAAATGTTTAACTTTATGACATCAGATGATTATATGAAATCTAAAAGTCCTGAAAGAGCCGCAGGTGCATTCTTTGCACAACTAGCATTTAAAGCAGTTCCTATGTCTGGTGGATTAAGATATTTAAACAGAGTTAATGATGAATGGGAAAGAGATGTATGGTCATTCATGGATAGAATTAGAACTCTAAATCCTACAGGTGTTAATGATAGAATTATGCCACAGCGTAACATGTTTGGACAAAAGATTAATAGAAAAACAGGTTGGTTGTTTGGATTAGGTGGAGAGAGTGGTTTATGGTCTACACCTTTTGCTATGACTAAATGGCAAAACAATGAGACAGCTAAATTTCTTGATAAAATTACAAAATGGAAATATCAACCACCTGCTAAAACCGACAGAGGTACAGGTTTTAATTTAAAAAATATGAGAAATTCTGACAATCAAACAGCTTATGACAGAATGTTAGAATTAAAGATGGAAGTTGTCTTTAATGAAAGAGGTATGATTGTTAACCCTAAAACTTACAAAGGTAAGAGATATAATTTACAGCAAATAGTAGAAAAGTTAATTGCTAATAAGCAAAGCAAATTATACATAAATCCAACAGGTGAAGTTGCAGGTAAAGATTATCAAGCAGACGTTATCATAGATTTAATACATGAGGCTGAAAAAGCGGCATATTTTATGATGCTTAAAGAGTTTCCTGAAATAGAGGAAAGAATATTATTACAAGATGAATACACTAAAGAGAAGTTCAAAGAGAGTAAAGAAGACTGGATAAATACCTTAACCCAGTAAACCTGCACTTTTAGTAAAACAAATTTTAAAAATAAGGAAAAATCATAGATGGCAAATAGTTTTGTACGTTATACAGGAAATAACAGCACAACATCTTATGCCATTCCTTTTAGTTATAGAGAAGCAGGAGATTTAACAGTTACCCTAGCAGGGGTGGCTACAACAGCATATACCCTAAATGCGGCAGGGACTACTCTTACATTTAACTCTGCACCTGCAAATAGTGTAGCGATTGAGATAAGAAGAAAAACATCTCAAACAACAAGATTAACAGATTATGCTGATGGTTCAGTATTAACAGAAAACGATTTAGATACAGATAGTACCCAAGCGTTCTTTATGGGACAGGAAGCTATTGATGATGCTAATGATGTTATTAAACCTTCCAATACAAACTTCCAATGGGACGCAACAAGTAAAAGAATTATAAATGTTACAGACCCAGTAGATAACCAAGATGTTGCTACTAAAAATTGGATTTCAAATACTTATTTAACTTCAGCTAATCTTACAGCAATTACAACAGTTAATTCAAATATTGCGGCAATTACTGGGGTAAATACTAATCAAACAAATATTAATGCAGTAAATTCAAATTCTACAAATATTAATACTGTAGCAACTAATATGCCTTCGGTTACAGCAGTTGCAAATGATATTACGAAAGTTGTAGCTGT